ACAGCGGGTCGGGGCTGCATATTCACATCGAGCTTGATCCGTGAAAGGAGCCCCCAATGACTGACTCCAAGCTCAAGCTGCCGTTGTATATCGAAGGGCCACAACTGCACCGCTACGTCTTCGATGCCGACCACCTTCCGCTTGTAGTAGTGATGGGCGCCAGGAGAGAAGACGCCCAACACCGAGCCGAAGTCATCTGCGCCGCGTTGACTGCGGACGCGGAGAAACAAGCCCAGGACGAACGTAGGCGACTCTTCGAGGCTGCGTGCGACCTCGAGCACTCGGGTGCACTCTGCAACAAGTGCGGGTGGATGCCAGACGCGAAGAAGGAGCCAAGGTGAGCGAAAAGACGAAGAAGCAAGCAAGTGACGACCTGAACGATGCACTTGTAGGACTGCGCGATCACGGTTGGGACGACGCCGCTGAGTTCATGGAGTCCCAGGCCAAGCGCATAGAGGAGTTGAAGCGAGCAAACGCGGAGTTAGGTGCGTGGTTCACGCAGCTGAAGGAGGAGGTGGCACACCTCGAAAATGAGCGAAGTAGGATCGGGGGCTGCATCCACTACCGAATCGGTGAGGAAACCGACGCTGTCTTCTGCGAACGGATCGCAGCTTGTGATCGGTGTGGAGACGAGCTGAAGGAGGAGAACGCCGCCCTCCGCGCCACCGCCGAACTGGTGGAGAGGCAGAAAGACGGAGCCTACTCCGAACGCAACAGGCTGGTAGCGGCGCTCTCGAAGTTGCTCCCCTCCTGGCTCGAACGTCACCCCGACGAAGACACCGAGTGGGAGGACGACTGGCGCTGGATCGTGTTCATCGATCCGCCAAGCGGCCAGATGTGCTGGCACATCCACGACAGTGAGTTGCCGCTCTTCAAGCACCTCGCCCCGTCTGACGCAGGCGAATGGGACGGCCACACGACCGATGAGAAGTACGAGCGGCTAGCTGCCCTCGCTGCACTGGGAGAGAAGACGTGAGCTGCAAAGAGTATCAACGAGGGGCGCCGCTGACGGCGCATCGCTGGAGACAGTCAGGAATTGACGGGCGGCTGCGGTGTAAGGTTTGTAGGTGCATTCTGTCTGACGAGGGGATCGGGCTCCTCGCTATCCGGCTACAATTCGAGCGCGATGAGCTGCTGGCGTACGCTGAAGAGAAGGAGAGGAGACGTGGATGAAATCCAAATGCAGGGTAGTGGTCGAGCTGACCGTGATTATAGTAACAGCTCTCTCAATCGCGGGCATGCTTCTATACTCCTGCGACCATCACATGGGGACAGCACACAACCACAATCGAGCATTCAGGCAGTGCATGGGTAAGCTAGCGGACCAAAGGCCCGTGCCCCAGCACTGGGTAGCTGCTCGTGAGTGCAACAGGGTAGTCCCTAAGTCGGGGAAAGGGATCCACATCGTTGGTGAGATGGGACTATGGAGGGCCGAGTGATGAGTGCTGAACTCGAGGGGCTCCCGTACAGGCTGTGCATGATGCTATGGAGACAAGCAATGTCGGGCCCTAACCTGACGCTGTTCAGAGAGATGGAGGCCACGCCCATGATTGGTGACCTCGTGTTTGTGGACTTGATACCCCAGAACATCGACCCGGCTCAGTGCATCGGAGTGCTCGCAGATGTGAGCGCGTTTGGGGATTACCAACTGAGACTGGCTGACGGGACCACTCAGCGGTTCACAAACGTGGACCTTCACAAGGTGCCGAAATGATTTACACAATATACCTGAGCGAAGGAGCGAAAAGACTTGAGTCCATAGTCGCCGCTGACCTACTTGCGGACGCGATGCAAGAGGCGGGGCAGAAGTTCGAGGTAGGCTGCACGTACGAGATACAGATTGAGCGCACAGCAAAAGGCCCTATCGCTGAACTTGAGGAAAGCTGCTCTTGTACGGTGAATAATACGTGTGCTTGGTGCACAAAGACGTATTCGCCCGAGGTTCTCAACGCGGTCAAAACACTAGCGAGGTGGGTAGAGACAAGTTGCGAGCACGACTGGACTGAGTTCCTGACAGTCGTGCGAGACGTGAGCGACGACGTCTCGGGGGCGAGCGTCGAAGTAGCTGACGTGTTCGTGTGCTGCTCGAAGTGCGAGCAGCGGGTCGAGCTCGGGGAGTTTTTGAATGCATAGATGCGACTGGACAGCGGGACATCGAATAGTGCGACCGATGTCTGACAGCGTAGCGAGAATCTATCTCGTGTGCTCTTGCGGGGAGACAATCCCGATCAACGTGTACGTCGATCGCACACAGGAGCTGGTCGATGTAGGCGATGAGGTTTTTCGGCATTTCAACCAGGGATTCGGCCTATGGGACGAGCTGTCGAGACGGTGGGATGACCTGACTGGGCCTACGGAGAAGGAGACCCTGACGGACAAGCTGATCAGGGTCTGTGAAGACCTACTGAAAGAGGTGAAGCGAAATGGACTGTGAACACAGATGGGTTCTGAGACAAGGCGCGGGGGCTGTCGCCATGGAGTGCGAGAAATGCAGCCACTTGCTGTCTGTGGAACGCTACGTCGGCCAGGCTGAGAGCCGCGTCAAGACGCTGGAGGCTCGCAACAAGGATCTCGAGGTCGTGGGTAACAAGATGAAGAGGTCGCTGCGATTCCTCATGTGGGGTGGCGTCGATGAAGTTGTGGAGTGGTGCCAGCTGACTGGCCAGCCTCTCCCAGAGCGAGAGCCCAAGGGCGGCTACGAAGAGCTGGAAGCTGCTGAGAGCCGCGTCAAGGCACTCGAAGCCGCGGGCGATGCGATGGTGGGGGCGATGAACCGGGCGGGCCTGGGAGGCGTTGAGGGCGTTCACTGGTACTTGGTGAAGTGGTGCAAGCTCACCGGCCAGCTGCACCAGGAACGGGTGACCCATTGCAGCTACGCGGACCTCATGGAAGCCGGCAACGAGCTGGTGCGGGCGCTGCAGCGACTGAACGTGAGGGGCTCTGAAGAGGTCCTGGAATGGCGACGGCTGACTGGGCAGCTTCACACCGAGCGCTCGCCGGCGCCAGAGCCAGGCTGCGATCATCGATGGGGGTTTGACGCTGGGTTCGTTCGGTGTCTCAAATGCAACGACCTTCTCAGCGAGGACAACTGCGGCGCCATGTTCGACATGAGCGCTTGCGTGACGGGGCGTGACGAGCCGCCGGGAGCTGACCTGACGCGCGCTGAGGCGATCGAGAAGGCCAGCCGGGAGATGCTGGAAAAGCTGAGACGCATGGGCTTGAACGACATGCAGAGGGGGCACTTGGAGCGGGCTGTGACGGCGTTGGAGGCTGCGCTCAAGCAAGACGTGGAGCCGGTGGGCACCTTGGGTGAGCTGCTGGATCTGATGATTTGTTGGGCGGGACCGGAGGGTGATATGCTGGATCTCGCCAATAAATTAAAGGAGCTGAGGCGTCGTACACCCTGTCGTACAGTCCACAGAAGTGTATAGGCTAAGTGCCTGAATCTAAAGAGGTAGGTGTCGTACACCCCCCTTTTTCACTATTCACTGTACGACACCTAACCCTTTGGATTCAGGGGGTTAGAGGGTTTTGAAGTGAATCGTACACCCGTCGTACACCCCACTTTTTGTGCTATTCAACACACAGTTTTCTCAATGGAATCAAAGAGTTAGGTATGGAAAAAGTGAATCGTACACTAGCCCTGTCGTACAGCAGGGATAAGTGCACGAAAACAAAGGAGATACTTGTTACACCCCCTACTCTCCTACGGAGAGGGGGCGCCCCTTGAAAGCGCCCCACTCCTAGAGGCGCGGAGGAATCCGCTGGGGCTGGGAGAAGACTCCGCTCGGGCTTTGGGATAAAACTGCCAAAGCCCCTTGGGGTTGCGCCTTGAAGAATCTGTGCAAGGCTCTCAGCGATGATCAGCCGAAGAGACTTCTTGGCCGGGCTGGCGGCTACAGCGGTTCTGCCGCTGCTGGCTGCTCGAGCTTTTGAGCCGGACTGGACCCCGCGCGAAGTCTTGGAATCTCAGGATGCTTTAGATCGAGTAGCCGAGAAGGTTGCCTTCGGTGTGGACTGGGGGATAGGGTTCGACGAAGCGGTCGTTGTGCGCGTGGAGCGATGGGCTGATGGCACGGCGACTGTCGAGCGAGTGCCTGAAGAACAATGGCGCGCGGTGTCGTCCCAGAAGGGTTTACGGGGGCGGTGCATCTACTGGGAAGACGAGTGGGCGAAGATTCTTGAGGAGTCGAAGGTCTACCCGACGTCAGGCGCGAGGGTCTTGGCATGATTGGCCGAAGGGGCTTCATCTCAGGGGCCTTGGGCCTGGTAGCTGCCGCTCTGACGTCGGCGTGTGCGAGGAAGCCTCGCGAAGATGACGTGATGGTCTGTGAGGAAGAGCTGTTTTTCCAAGGCCGGCAGATCTTTGCAGAGAACCCAATCATCGACGATGCTCCGGTGGTGATCAGCACGGCGCCTGGGTCGATCAACACTGTGCGCACGAGTCTGCCGACTGCTGAGTGGCGGAAGCTGAACGAGGGCCCGGGGCTTTTCAAGTGCTCGTACTCAGATCCTATCCGAGTCAGCACGTTGGAGCAGTACAGAGTGGTTATGGCGAAGAGGTTCGCAGCATGAGGGGTCCCTTCGTTTTCCCTGACGATGTGGAGCCGAGCCAGGAGGCTGTTGACTGGCTCGAGAAGGTCAACGTAGAGGTACGGCGTGAGCTCGATAGGGCTGTTGTGGAGCTGATGCTGTTTGGCTCCACGATGATCTGGAAGCCAGCACCCGAGACGTTTGGTCGTGGGGCACCCGTTGGCTAATTTAAAAAGGGCCGGTCGGCCTCCTGGCGTTACGGGTGAGAAGTCTAGATCAGTGGTGCTGATGATGCAGCGCTACGGCTACGACCCCATTGAAGCAATGATTGTACTCGTCACGGAAGGCGATGATGATCTCGGCATGCCGCTCGACTTGGATGCACGTATTTCACTTCACAAGGAGCTAGCACAGTACAGATACCCCAAGCGGAAAGCGATTGAGATTGAACCGGGCGCGGGCCCCATCACGTTTGTCATGAGCAGTGGCATCGAGGGGCCTCCCGGCAGTGCTATCCCAGAACCAGACGAACTCGGGCTCGACTGAGCTGATCCGAACGGGGTTTGTACCCCGAGCATGGCAGCTTGAGCTGAATCGACAGCTCGCCCAGTATAGGTTCTCGGTCGTCGTTGTTCATCGACGCGGTGGCAAGACGGTGGACATGATCAATGTCCTCATCAACGCCGCTCTCCACAACAGTCGAGGTAACGCGCGTTATGCGTACGTTGCCCCCTACATGAAACAAGCTAAGCAAGTGGCCTGGGACTATGTGAAGGAGTTCACCTTCATGATTCCCGGTATTCACTATAACGAGTCCGAGCTCTCGGTCGCGTTTCCCAATGGTGCGAAGATCCGGCTCTACGGCGCGGACAACGCGAACTCGATGCGGGGGTTGTTTTTTGATGGCATAGTGTTGGATGAGTACGCCGACATGAAGCCCGCAGTCTGGGGCGAGGTGCTCAGGCCCACGCTCTCGGACTACCAGGGCTGGGCAATCTTCATCGGCACGCCCAAGGGCATCAACGCTTTCCACGAGCTCTTCCACAAGGCGGCTCAGAAGGACAACTGGTACACGACCACCCTGTTGCCCCAGGACACCAACGCTATCAGCGACGAGGAGCTGAGGCTGGCTGAGGAGTCCATGAGTGCTGAGCAGTTCCGGCAGGAGTTCCTCTGCGATTGGAATGCTAGCACGCACAACACGCTGATCCCCATCGATATAGTCATGAAAGCCACTCGCAGAGGGAAGCACCTTACCGAGAAGCATCTCGTTGGGCTGCCCAAGATCCTTGGTGTAGACGTCGCACGCTTCGGCGGCGATCGGTCCTCGATCATCCGGCGATGGGGCAACGTGGTGTTCACGCCCAAGGTCTTCAAGGGCGTGGACAACATGTTCCTTGCGTCCAAGGTCGCGGAAGAGATCGTGGCGTATGAGCCTGACACGGTGTTCATCGACGCTGGCAGGGGTGAGGGCGTCATTGACAGACTGACGCAGCTCGGCTTCCCGGTCATACCAGTCGATTTCGGCGGCAAGGCCACTAACCCCCGCTACATCAACAAGCGCACTGAGATGGCTGACCTCACTCGAGAGTTCTTGGCTACGGACGGCTGCATCCCGTATGACCAGGAGCTCGTGCATGATCTGGCGGCTCCGACCTACGAGTTCACAGCCTCGGGTCAGATGAAGCTCGAGTCGAAGGACAAGATGCGAGAGCGGGGGCTGATGTCGCCGGACGTGGGTGATGCGCTGTTCTGCACCTTCCACTCTCCGGTGGTCCCGAAGAAGTCTCAGGCGTATGACCGCAAGCCCACGTTCACGAACAACAGGTATCGAGACAGGCATGAGGAGAGACGACGTGTGCACGCCTGATATTCCTCCGACTCCTGATCCCCCCAAGCCGTTCATCGCTCCGGTTGCACGCTTCGATGCTGCCGAGATCTTCGGCCGTAGGCGCATTCGCAACGATCCGCGATCGAGGAGTGGCTTCAGCGCTGCCACCTTCCAGACACCAAAGGGTGTTCAGACGCAGAACCCGAATAAGCGTAGGACGCTGGGGGAGAGCATCCTATGAGCTTGCAGGGACGCATGGGTCGGAAGTTCACTCGCTCCTCCATGAAGAGGCTCGACGCCATCTTCGACGACCTGAAGAAGGAGCGTACACCTTGGATCGACCACTGGCGCGAGCTCAGTCAGTTCATCCTGCCGCGGCTGGGTAGGTGGCTTACGAGCGACAAGAACGATGGGAGCAAGAAGAACCAGAAGATTGAGAACGAGGTCGGGACGATCGCCCTTCGTACCTTGACTGCCAACATGTTCACGGGGACCTCGAGTCCCTCTCGTCGCTGGTTTCGTCTGGTTCCGCCGATCCCGTCGCTCGAGGATGACTGGAAGGTGAAGCGGTGGCTCGCTGCTGTCGAAGTCACCATGTACGAGATATACGAGAAATCAAACTTCTACAATTCGGTGCAAGCGCTGTATGAGGAGCAGGCGCTGTTCGGCACGGGTTGCATGATCATCGAGCCCGACTTCGACAACGTGATCAAGTGTAACACCTTGACCGCAGGGCAGTACATGCTGTCGATGGATGCGAACGGGCAGTTCCACACGATGGCTCGAGAGTTCGAGATGACCCTCTCGCAGATGGTTGAGCGGTTTGGTGTCGAGGGTCCTGAGGGCGTGTCAAAGAGCGTGGCACACCAGTACGAGTCAGGCTCGCACGATCAGGATACTCGGGTCATTCGGCACATCATCTCTCGGAAGGACCCGCGGATCGAGCTGCTCAACTGCCGAGCTGAGCACAACTGGGCGAGTGCGTACTGGGACCCCCAGGACAACAAAGACGGCGAGCGGTTCCTGCGCACGAACGGATACCACGAGCAGCCCGTGGTCTCTCCAAGGTGGGGCGTGACTGCGGAGGACACCTACGGCCGCTCGCCGTCTATGGAGGCACTACCTACAATCAAGGGCATCCAGAGACTCGAGCAGGACATTGCTCTCCAAGTGGAGCTCGTGGGCCAGCCGCCTACGTGGGGTCCGCCCTCGATGCAGAATGAGCCGCTCAGCACGTTGCCCGGGGCTGTGAACTTCGGATCACCCGGTACGCCCGGCCAACCTGCTATGGCTGCGGTGTACCAGATCAATCCGAGAATTGGTGAGCTGCAGCAACGGCTGGCGCAGCACGAAGATCGAGTGCGTAAGGATCTCTTCGCTGATCTGTTCTTGCTCATGAGCCAGACAGACCGGCCGCAAGTGACTGCGCGAGAGGTGGAAGAGAGAAGCTCAGAGAAGCTGCAGACACTCGGCCAGGTGTTTGAGCAGCAGCGCACCGAGCTGCTGAACCCAGCCAACGACGCAACCTTCGGCTATGCGTTCCGTGCTGGCATCTTGCCCGACGCCCCAGAGTCGATCATCGGCGCGGACATGAAAGTCGAGTACATCAGCTCGCTTGCTCAGGCCCAGCGTTTGATTGGCACTGTGTCCATCGACAGGCTGATAGACTTCCTCGCTCGGCTGGGTGAGGCGACACAAGATCCGAGTGTGCCGCTCAAGCTGGATGTTCAGCAGACAGTTGATGAGTACGCATCGCTGTCAGGCGTGCCGCCTTCGATCATCAGATCAGACGAGGACGTGAAGCAGATCCTCGATGAGCAGGAGCGGCAGCAGCAAGCGGATCTCAGGGCGCAGCAGCTACAGCAGGCGGCGGACATGGCGAAGACTGCATCGGATGCGACTGTGGACAGCGACAACATGCTCGGGCGCTCGCTCGAGGCTATGGGGGCGCCGGCTCAGCAATGACCACTCGGAAGACGAACAAGCCTGGGGCAGAGAAGAAACGCAAGGTACAGCGCAGCTATCGAGAGGCTCGCCGGCTGGAGTCGTTGAAGGTCATCCTCGATGACCCGTTGCCGTGTCGGTATCTCTGGGAGCTGCTTGAGAAGATGATGCCGTTGGGTGACTCGAGAGCATACGACCCCAAGGGCTTTGATCCGTATGCCACTGCAGCGAACGCTGCTGTGCAAGCGCTGGGTGTGTCGATTATGGAGGACATAATCAATATCGAACCAGAAGCATTCCTCCGGTATCTGGAGGAGCGCAAGAACCTGAGCAAGGAAGAGGAAGGGCTGCAGGATGATGAGACTTCGTAGGGTATATATGGCCGAAGCCGGCGACGGCGACGGCAGTAGCGGCGTGCCGACCATTGGTGACGCCGCGCTTGATACCAAGCCCGAAGGCGAAAAGCCTGAAGGTGACGAGAAGCCTGAAGGCGAAAAGCCTGAGGGTGATACCAAGCCCGAAGGCGAGAAGCCTGAAGGTGATGAGAAGCCTAAGGACGACGAGGGCAAGAAGGGTGAAGAGAAGGACGAGAGCGATGACTCGGATGGAGACGCCTTGCGGGGTGTCCCCGAAGATGGTTACGCCGACGTCACAATGCCCGACGGATTCACGCTCGACGATGCAGGCGCTGATCGACTCAAGGCAGTAGGGGATCGCTTCGGTCTCAGCCAGGATGGGTTGCAAGAGGTTGCCGACTTCGCTGCAGGATGGCAGGCAGAGCTGCTGCAGAACTTGGCGAACGCCAAGGTGCAGGAGTACAACGACAACATAGAGGCGTGTCAGTCGGACAAGGAGTTCGGCGGCGAGGACTACGAGAAGAACATCGCTGCAATGGGAGAAGTACTCAACCGGGCGTATGAAGGGGACGTTGAAGGAATGAAGGGCTTCATCGAAGCCATCGCTGACGTCCAGGTTCATCCCGAATTCGTGAGGGGGTTCTCCCGTCTCATGGATCTGATCCCAGCAGCCAACGACACTTTCGAGGATGGCAAGGGCAAGGGCCCGAAGTCGAAGTCGAACGTGGTTCACACCTCAGATTCTTCGCGCGGCAAGCAGCTATACACGGATATGTGAGGTAGCAAATGGCCATTTCAGGCGACATGCTGACCCTGCTCGATCAGGCGAAGCGAACAGATCCGGACGGCAACACCGCAATGATCGTCGAGCTGCTCAGTGAGCAGAGCTCGATGATCAAGGATGCTGTCTCGATCGAGGGCAACGGGCCCACGCATCACAGAACGACCGTGCGAACGGGTCTTCCGGCAGCCGAGTGGCGCCGGCTGAACTACGGCGTCGGGCGCAGCAAGTCCCGAACGGCGCAGGTGGACGATGGGTATGGGATGCTCGAGATCTATGCGGAGACCGACAAGTCGATTGTTGATCTCGCCATGGACAAGGCGGCGTTTCGCTTCTCGGAAGAGGGGCCCTTTCGTTCGTCGATGCTGATCGAGATGGAAGACACACTGCTCAACGGCAACACGGACACCGACCCGGAGAAGTTCCTCGGGATCACGCCGCGGTACAACGACTACACAGCGGCGAATGCGGACAACATCATCCCGATGGAGCTGACTGCGAACGCGGACTCAACGTCGCAATCGATCTGGTTCATTACCTGGGCGCCGCAGACGTCGTTCCTCTCCTTTCCGAGGGGCGGAATGGCTGGTCTCAGGGTCACCAACAAGGGGCAGGAGACGCTCAACGACGGAGCGAGTGGCCAGTTCGAGGGTTACCGAACCCACTACAAGTGGGATATCGGGTTTGT